TTTAATGCTTTTTTGTTTCTTTCTAATGTTGCTGCTAATTTCGCTGCTGCTTTTCGCTCTTTCTCATCTACTCGTTTTTCGTTTCCTGCGTCACCCAAATCACCGAGGTCAAATCCTGTATCGGTTTTTGGTTTCACTACTTTTGGTGCTTTGACTTTCTTGGTCGCGAACTTATCTAACGCTTTGCCTGAGTCCTCCACTTTCTGTGCCATTCCATCAAAAAACTTGCCAACATTATTGGTCATGTTTTTCAAGTTATCGCGAGCATCTGCTGCCGCAGGGCTGAATAAAGCCATGATTTCTAAAAGCATTCTAGCGGGACCCGTAGCAATAAAGGCGAACGCTTCTGCCGCAAGTCCGACTACTCGGATAATTCCACCAAAAACTAATAGTCCAACTTTACCGAGGTTCACCACCATTTTTCTGAAAGTATCTGATTTATTCCACAGAATAACAAAGCCTGTAGCCAGTGCGGCAACTACACCAATTAGAAATCCTATTGGGTTCAAGCGCATGACTAAATTCAATATCTTAAACGCTTTCGTGACTCCCTTGACTACCTGTCCTTTGAGCAATAAAGCGGCATTTAATAACTTGACCTGAATTAAATATGCGGCAGTGCCTATAGCAACTGCTGCTATGACACCAACTAAGACTTGGAAAAAAGTAATATTCTTTTTGATAAATCTTCCTACTGCGCCAAGAACTTTGATAAAACTTATGATTCCAGCAACAACAACCTGAATAGCGGGAAGCAGTAATCCCGTAAACGCTGGCCCAACGACTGAGATAATCGCTTCCCCGAAATCACGGAGATTACCGAGTAATTTCTGAGAGAACTTAACAAACTTTTGTATTGACTCACCATCGGCAAATCTTTCTTGTAATTGCTGTATGACTGGTATGACCTTGTCCGCTATGGTTCCTTGGAACTGCTGTAATACTGGATTAATAGACTTACCGAAATCATCCTTCAATTTTTGTATTGACTTTGATAATCTTACAGACGCGGTGGCTGCTGCTCCATTAATAGAGGCAAAATCTCGGTAGGTCGTTCCCAAGATTCTAACAATTGCTGCTGCTCGCTCACCTTCAGTTCCCGTCTTAATCATCTTCTTGTCATAATCACTTAACACGAAGCCAGTCCTTGATAGTGCTCCGAACTGACCATTTAGCGCGGAAGCCAATCCGTTAGTCATACTCTTGAATTGGTCAGCACTGGCAGTTGCTCCTTTTTCTGCCACGACATAATCTAAAATCGCAGGAGTTAAGGTAGCGATAGTGCTTCCGTGTAAATCAAATGTTGCTAATTGTGACTGAACTGTTGCGATATTGCCTTTGCTTACAACAGTAGATGCTTCTAATGCTGCGGCATGTTGATGAAGTAATTTAACTTGTTCTGCGGTTGCTCCGCCTGTATTTAGAAGAAGTCGCTCCAACCGCATCTGCATTGCTGCTTCTTGTTTTGCTCCAGCAACCGAGTCTTTGTAAGCCCCGACAAGTAATCTGCCGAACCCTGTTGCTGCTTTCTGTGCTGCTTGAAAAAGCACATTACCAATTATTGTGCCTTTTACAACAGAACTGGTAGATAATTTGTTCAATGCTTTGGTGGCATCATCCATGCCTTTAGTAAAGCCAGAAGTATTCGCCCGAACTCGGGCTAACACATCAACTACTGTTGCTGACTCAGCCACCTAAAATCATCTCGCTCTCTTTGCTGCTTGCTCCTGCTCCCATGCCCGCAACTTTTCAAGGGCTTCCCACTCCGATAATTCATCTGCGGAAATAGGTTTATGACTAGGGCTACCATAGAGAAGTTCCTCCACAGTTCGCCCTAGTCGCTCTGCTAGGTCAAAGACAAATCTTCTGAATCCGTTGCGGAGGAGTCTTTTCCCTTTTCGTCAGATGCTTCTTGTGTGAATCCCGATAACCTCATACCAACACCAGCAAGGCGGTCTAACGCATTTGCTGACTTTGATAACAAAGTGCCTCGGTCATTTGGTGTGAATACTTGTAGCCCAGTATCTGGGTCAAAGGTAGTTGCTATTACAATTTCAGGATAAACAAACTGTAAGTTGATTCCACCTTTAGTATCTACTGCTAAGTCCATGATACGGGTGCGTTCTGCGCCAGTCATTCCACGAACTTCTAATTTCACTCCCCACTCTGGTACATCCACCATTTCTGATGGGATATCTTGAGTAGCGAAGATTTGGTCTCTTAAGGACACGATGTTCTCCTTTTGGTCTCTGGGACTCGGTTATTGGGATTCTACTGCTTTTTAATTATTAAGCGAAAGCACCACGGGTAATAGCACCAGTGATTTGGAACTCGGCTGAATAGGAAACAATGTCGCCTACTCCTGCTGATGTTTCATATGAAGTCAAGAAGCACTCACCTGTGTACTTTGTAAAAGTAGAAGTTGTGCCTTCAGGACCATACTCAAACGATACTGAATCGGTCTTTCCTACGATAGCAGCCAAGTGCGTATCTACTGTTGCGTCAAATGAACCTTCAACGCTGATAGTTGCGCCCGTGAAACCAATTACATAGGAGCGGTCAGACGAACCGAATGAGGTTGTCTCCAAAGTTTCTGCTTCCCGAGGGAAGGAAACTGAATTAAGTGTGTTGCTTATATCGGTAAGTGTGCCAGCGTTATTATCTACTTTGAACGACGCTGATTTACCATGTCTAAATGTTGGCATTTGTTATCTCCTTGAAAATGCGACGCTACGGGTTATAGCGCCTGTGCCTGTTGCGATGGTTGTTCTTGTTCTTAAGTAACGATTTACTGTCGTACCTGAAGCAACTTCATATCTTTCTGAATCTAGTGACGAGATTCCAACTGTTCCGAATACAGCCAAATCAGCAAATGTCGAGTTATCGGCTGAATGTTGTACTGCGATTACAGTAGTTGCTGTTCTAGCGTTCGCTGTGACATGAAGATGCGCTACTCCACCATTAGTTGTAGAAGCAGCATTATCAACACTTGTGGTGTTGGTTGTAGCAGATACGGCAGTCTGGCAAATTAACCAAACACCCGAATCTAATCCTCCATTTGCTATCGCCTCTGCCGAGACAGAAACAACATCAGTTAGAGGACTACTAATTTCATATGAGGTAGAAGACGCTTTCGCAAGAATTGTTCTACCGCCAATAGAGGTGCTGTCTGTTGATACCGTTACTACCTTGTCGGTAGTATTGCCAAGCGCAGTAGCAAAGATTTCATCTACGGCATCTGTACTTCCATCAAATAATCCTTCAAATGAAATAGAGCCTTCGTTATGTCCAACTATGTATGAGCGGTCGCTTGAGCCAAAAGTTGTTGTCTCAGGAACTTCAACTCCATAAGAGGCAGAAGCACTATTTAAGAATGTGGTTAAGTCAATATCATCGCTTAATACAGTGGTGTTTTTACCATGGCGAAATGTAGGCATTAGTTGGTCTCCTCAACTGGTCGTTGAAACTCTGTTCCGTCTTGGACAAATCCATCTTTATCTGCGTCAACAGCATTTGGTTCAAAGGCGATTTCTGTTTTCGCCTTCACTATTGGTTCAACCTTTTGATTTTTTCCATCAGGGAGTTCAATAAGTCCTTGGTCTAATAACCATTTAGCGGATTTTTCTGGCAGGTCTGAAATTAAATCTCCTGCTTCAGCACGCTGATTAGGCGGATAATCTATTCCCACTACTGCTCGGTATTGGGTCATGTAAGCCTCCTTACGGCAACACAGACCCAACTACCTGACCTCAAGGGTTCTGCGTGTAGTGGGGTCTCTTGGACTCGTTAGGTAAAGATTACCACTAATTAATCTAAATCTACTGTCACGCGCTAGTTCAATACCTCTATGTCGGCTACTCGCTTTTCTGGATACATACAGAAAGTAAGAACTCCTGCCTGTGAATGCTCTCCAGATACCTGCTCCCACCAAACACTTCCTCCATCAAGAGTTGGTGCTTGTAACCAAAAGCAACCACCCCAGTCTGCGGTACGGAAATGATGATAATGTCCAGAAACTAAAACATCGCTACCGCCAACAAACTGTTTGCCTAATGCTTGTCTTTCAAGCCATCTTCTTATTTTCTGTTCAGCAGTTCCAGAAGCCTTAGCAACATGTCCATGAGTTAAACCAAGCACCCAACCTGCTACTTCAACTGTAATGCTTAATCTGTCCTTTGGTATCGCGAACTTAATATGACCATAGGACTCTTTGTTCGCCTCAAAGATTTCTGCTACTTGCTCAACAATAGCCAAATCATCATTGTCATTGAGAGTTGTGTAGGACTTTCCTGTGCTATTTCTGTTTTCACCATGATTACCGCCAACCGCTATAACTCTTACAACTGGAAATAACCTAGACCATCTGATTAAAGCATCTCTCAATAATCGTCTTGCTACTTTAACTTGGTCGCGTCTATCTAGTTCAACACCAAAGGTCTGTTGAGCATAATGCCCTACGCAACCTTCAATAGAATCACCAGTCCAAAGAACACAGAGTTCGCCAAGTGGTCTGTTTAATCTTTTCAGTTCCTTGATACGGATTTCAACATCATCTATGCTTTTCAGTATTCGCGCTACTGTTCCTTTTAATCCATCCCCATCAGGCTTCGCAATTTGCCAGTCAGCAAGAACTACACAGAAAGCACCTTCGCCTAATACTTTTGCTTGAGTTCTAGGTTTATGTTTTTTTATTTCGTTTTCAAGTTCTTCTAAATCAATATCAAAGTCTTTTAACTTCTGGACTACTTTGCCTTTCCATTGGCGATTAAGTCCTATCTCTGGATTACCCCAAGCGTTAAATAACACTGGTTCAATAACGGAAAACTTCTCTGGGTCAAGTCCCCATAATTTAAGAACCGCACTCCAGTTAGGTGCTTCTTCTGCTGGCATAGCAGTAGTGGTTATAGTTCCT